TAGATTCCAACCAGCGGAATGCGACTGGGGCGATAATCCCGCAAATGTTGGGAAACGGGTTCAAAGTGTAGTGCTTGGAGTGAAAGATGATGACCTTGTTCTTGTCCCCGTTGGACTCGTGAAACTATCCCAGTTATTTCCTCACTTCGCAAAAGGATTACAGCTCCCACTTTTCGCCATGAATGATGAATGTGTTCTTGAACTTGAATTCACACAGCAAGGGTCAGCCGCAACAGACGTGGGTGCTATTGGTCTTTTTCCAGATAGTTATGCTACTGGTGGTGGAACTAATTTTGGATGTGTTGTTGATCCAAGAACTGTTCGCTTTTTATCAGACCATCTTACTTATCACGGAATGGGTAAATCTGGCAAAGACCGTATGAGCGAGGTCGCCGATATGATTATGTCTGACACTGGTTTAACTGTTCCATACGATAATCTTAGTTTAACTACTATGAATGTTCCCGCATCCACTGAACCGAACCAAGTTGTCACTCGGGAGATTGGTCTCGCTGGTAAAGTAGTTAAAACTATTGTTATAGCCGACCAGTCTTTTTTAGCAAATGGCAACCCGCTCATATCATCTCAACTGGGTCTTTATCATTCCAAAGCGACTTGGCTTCCATCGTCTTACAACCTTAGAGTAAATGACCGTCTTCTTTACAATCGTGCAGTAGAGCGTGAGTCTTATCAGCAGAACCAACTTGCACAAGCAATGGGAACTGATATTTGTGTTGCTAATTCAGAATATTCTTTTGACCAGAGTGTCTCTAAGGATACGGGCGTTTTTACTAATAGTCGTTGGACAACTGCTACGGTTAATGGGTTTGAATGTGAAACCAGCATCGCAAACGGGACTTTTGTTCGGGAAGGTATGTGTCATTACAACGCTATTGATTTAAGAACTGACCCTACTAACGACAGCGGAACACTTGTAGGACAGAAAAACATTACACTTGAAAGGACTCTCCGCCGTGTGACCCAGACTGGTAATGCTGATGCATCAGACACTGCTAAAAAGACGACCTTCTGTTGGTCGCAGTATCAGCAAGTCGTTAATATCAAAAACGGACGTGTTTCTGTAATAGGTTAAATATTAAATATTAAACCCAATATATAATTAAAATGGTTTAAAATTATCTTGTTATATATATATATAGGATGCCTCGTACACTGGGAAGCAAGAATACTAATAATTATCATTATGTGGTTGAAAAATTTGACGAAGAAGGTGATTACATTGAAAAAATATTTTTTATTAATCAAAAACAAATCGGTGAACGATATGGAATTTCAAGAAGTAATATTTATTTAAATATGAATAATAAACATGTTAGCAAAAATCTCCGCAATTGTATTATTAAGAAACTGTGTCCACCACAGCCAGTATTTGAAAAAAAACTAAAAGATTATTCTGATATGGAAACTGAGTTAATGATTTCTGTTTAATCTATAAATTTTAAAATATTATATAATATCTAATATTATATTATATTAATGGTATTTAACTGTGCATTGTGCAAAAACTCAGATGAGTATGTTGTAAGTGGTTATTTTTGTTCTGAATGTCAAGAAATCGCTAATCTCATCGCCGTATATGGAAAAGATATTCATAAATCATTAGATAATGTTTATAAAAAAACTGATAAAGGTATTAAGACAAAAGTGATTGATGAAATTAAAAAAAAGAAATTAGATTTAGAAGAACAGATTAACGATGTAAAATGACTGGAAAAACCAGAGCCATATATATATACGAATTCTATTCAAGATTTAATTATCTATTTAAAATATAGAGATGGATGACGTGCAACGCAGAAATTATAATAGGGAATATTATAGAAAGAATCGTGAAAAAATAAGATTAAGATATGTTAAAGGTAAATATCAACCAATAAAAAAAGACAAGAAGGAAAAGCAAAAAAACACTTTTCATGTTGTTTATGGTGAATTTATACTTTCGTTTGATTAATCTGTATTTTATTTGGAATTTTTGGAAGTGGAACATTTATAATCGGTGGTTCTTGTGTTTTACTTTCATCAATACCATCATCCACCGTAATATCAATTTTTTCTTCATTGTCCTCACTGACAACTCTATCACATACTATTAATCCACAACAGCATTTGAGATTTTTACATTTAGATTTTTGAGTTTGTGCCAAAAGCATAGCAACTCCTCCCAAGACGCTCACGCAAAAAGTACTCAATTCTATAATATTGAAGGATGTTAAAGTCATAATATAATATTATATATATATATTATATTATATGGAAGAACCTTTTGATTTAAATATCTATCCCATTAGACCTAATGAAAAAAAGAACCCTATGAAGAAAAAGATACATCCGAACTTAATGAATATAGAAAATGGGTGTTTGTGTTTATGTGTAGCACCCGTCCGATCTGGAAAAAGTTCTTTAATTTCTAATCTTTTATTATCAAAAAACTTTTATAAAGATGCTTTTGATTATGTTGTCATTATTTCTAATACTGCATTTAATGATGATACAAGCCGTTTCTTAGTTGATAAATATAAAGGTTCTGTATATGACAGATATGACGACTCCATAATACAAGATATAATTACATACCAAGAAAGCTTTACTGATAAAAGAGAGCAGAAACGCTTTGCTTTAATTTTAGATGATTTTATTGGAATTAAATCCAGCTCTTTAATTTGGAAACTCTGTTCAAGATATAGACATTATAATTGTGGTATGCTTTTTATGGCGAGTCAAAACTTCAAATCCTTACCACCAATTGCCAGAAATAATGCCAGTCATTATTTACTCGGAAATATTACAAATATGAAAGAGATGGATAAACTATCAGATGAATTAAGCGACAGCTTTGGTGGTGATAAATCATTTAGATCATTAATGAATGAGGTGCACGGAACTGAGAAATACCAGTGGGCTTACGCAGACTTAACCCATAACCCCCCTAAACTATATAAGAACTTTGATAATCTTCTTTATCAAGGGGGTAAGAAGGGAGCATATCTTGAAATTGATGAAGATAATATTATTAATAATAATAATAAGATGAAAAGACAAAAAGATGAAAAATATGAAAGTAGTGATGAATAATAAAAAAATAATTTGAAAATATAAAATATGAAAATAGGATTCTACTTTCATATTTTTCGTCTTTTAATCTTCTTGTCTTCAATATAACTCTTTAAGTGCTATATATAGCATATACTTATATATAAATATAACTATAAAAGTGCTTAAAGAGGAATATAATATTAATATTATATTCTTTATATAGCATTAATAGAGTTATATTATAACTACTTAAACGATAAAAAGGGCATAAAGAGAGTTATATAGATATATGTTATATAAAGCATTTTATTATATATATATATAATATATGAATCATTGTATTTTAGTTGCTAAAAATCTGTTCGGTATAGAATATTTAATGAACCTTAAAAAATTATACAAATACTTACATCAACAAGATCTAATTGTATTTGATAAATCAAGAGCCATTTATCCCCGACTTAAAATGTCTGATAAGAGAGGGGAGGCTGGGTTTAAAGAATTGAAAAAACTATTACCAGCAAAATATGCAGATAATCTTATTATACAAACTGCTTCAATTCCAGAGGGGGTTTTTGATGACGCATTTGATAAGATAGAACCTAATTATCCATGTCTATCGCCAAGTCCAATATGGTTGAATAATACAAAAGATGTTGATTGTATCAAGTATATTAAAGTGAGTGGAGAGAGAAATGCTTGGATTAATAATCATATATTAAATTATTATAATCAATCAAAAATAGTTAATACTAATTATGATGAAAAGAAGATTACATCAATAAAGAGTATGATTGATTTTTATACATTAAGTCAAGAAGAGAAAATGAATATAGTAAAATATATATTAAATAAATAGGTGTTGTCGTTTATTTAGGAGTTTTTATATCTTGCCATAATATATAATAAATGTATTGTATTTATAAATTACATAATCCTCAGTTTGAAAAATTTTACATTGGTTCTACTGCTAATTTAAATAAAAGACTTTTCGCTCATAAGAAAGATTCTAAGAGCAATCATAAAAGAGTTGTTAATCGTCCTTTGTACAAATACATTAAAGATAATGGTGGATTTGATAATGGTTGGAAGATGGAAATACTTGAATTTACAGAGAATTTCAGATTTGAGAAAGAACAATTATATATAGATAAATATGGTATAGATAATTTATTGAATGCTTGTAAATCAACATGGTTAGATAAAGATGCACAGAAAGAATACATTAGAGAACATCGTAGAAAATATATGAGAGAACATTATAATAAATTAACTTACGATTGTCCTTGTGGTAAAACTGGTCTATCTTTAAAAAATAAACACGCCCATATTAAATCACGGCGACATTTAAATAAGATTAAGGAAATTGAATCTAATAATAATAATATTCCAATATGTTGTAGTGAATTAACTAATATTTTTTCATCACCAAATACTGAAATTGAAGTAATCTACGATTGTGGTGGTAATGATGTGAGCGATCTAGTATCGTTAATATGTTCCTCTAATTAATTTTCCTTAAACCCCCAATTTTTTATTTTCTTTTAAATAAATAAAAAATTGATTAAAAATATTACTTAAAAATAAAATCTATACATAGTATATATAGAATGAGTAGAAAAGAATTCACAGACAAAGTCTCAATTTCAGGATGTGCTTTTATTTCTTCCCTTACTGTTGCTGAACTGTCTAATAAATTTTCTTATAATCCAGACGACCTTATGCTTGATAAGGTTTGGACGAAAGAAACTTATTATAAATGTGTTATTAAATTTTGTAAAAAATGCTTTTCAGAACGGAAAGAAGGATTTGATTATATTACTATTCCTCAACAATACAAATATGCACAAGGTAAATCATCTGGTCGTATTTATGTTGATGGATTTGGAGTTCAATCTTTACAAGCTGATATTAGAAAAATCATTACTGGCGATTATTATAAAGATATTGATATTAAAAATTGTCATTGGAACGTCCTACTTAGTATGATAGAGCAATATAATACAACTTATTTAGATGATGAAATTTCATACGAACATATCAATAAATATTGTAAAAATCGTGAAGAGGTTTTAAAAAAAACTAAATCAACAAAATTAGATTTACTTGTTCTTTTGAATATTGATAATTTTAAAACAAAAGACAAATTCTTACGAAAATTACACGCTGAGAAGATGGAAGCATTTAATACATTCTTAGAAAATGATGACTACATTGAATTATATGGAGAAGACGAAATTTCAACTACAAATGTAAAAAACCCAGTATGTTCACAAGTTAATAAAATGTTTTGTATTAATGAAAATTCTATTATTCAAGAAGCCATTAAAGATGAACACGATTTAATTGTCCCTATGTTTGACGGTTTTATGTTTGATGCAACAATTGATGATCCATATAAATATGAACTAATTGATGTCTGTCCGAAAGAAAGCCCTATTCAATGGGCTTATAAATCTAATATATCAACAGATGATGATTATTTAGACTTTAAAAAAACATTTAATCCAAATGACGAAAAATATCTTAACTCCGATATGATGTCAAAAATCATAACTGCTATTGATGATAATGAAATTATTGATGGCGGTGTTCTTGATAATGTTATTGAATGGTTATACCAACTATGTGGTGAGGATATTATCTATTATGATAATTTGTATTATGTTTATAAAAATGGTATTTACAAAAAAGATATTGCGGAATCAAGCTGTTATGAATTAGAGCAAATCCTTAAAAATAAAATTGTTCCACTTATCCACGAAAAATATAATAGCGTCGCTAAATCGTTTAAAACATTTAAGATGCCGTCAGATGATGAATTAAAAGATGCAGCAAAAGCAGAAAAAAATAAATTGAAATTTGAAATGCAAGATTGGAAAGAACTTTTAACTTGTATTAGTTCAATCCGCAGAACTCAACAGACACTCGGTAAATATGTATCCAGATCTAAAAACGAGAACAAAGACTTCTTTAATAAAATTGATAGTAAAGATGAATTAATTGCTTTTAATAATGGAGTATGGGATTTATATAAGGGAGAATTTCGTCCATTAGAAAAATCTGATTTTATTTCAACAACAACTGAATATGATTATGTAGAACCATCTGAAACACTTATGAAAGAGTTTGAAGAACTATATCTTAATAAAGTATTTCCGACTATTGAAATTAGAACTCATTTCTTAAAAAGTTTGTGTTCCTCTCTTGATGGTAATAAAAGAAGACACAAATTTTCTATCTGGTCTAACTTTGGTAGAAATGGTAAATCTCTAACGATGGATTTATTAAGTAAGATGCTCGGTTCATATTATGGAGTGATGAATAGCTCAGTTTTACAAGGGTCTAAAAATGAAGGCGGAAGTGCATCACCGCAATATGAAGTATTAAAAACATGTAGAATTGTTAGTATGAATGAACCAGAAGTATCTAAAAAATTAAATAGTAATTTAATTAAAGAATTATCTGGCGGTGATAAAATTTCAATGCGTCGTTTATACTCTGGGGTTATGGAAGAATTTAAACCAAAAGCAAGTCTATCTATGCTTTGTAATGATATTCCTAATATGGATAGATCAGAAGGGGCGGTTATGAACCGTTTGGATATAATTCCATTTGAAAGCACATTTGGAATTAGACCAGATAAAAGTATTATTACAGAAGATAATTACGAGTTAAAAGAATTTATTACTGATAATGAAATTGAAAATAAATTAGTAAAATGGCGGTGTTGCTTCTTTAAAACTATTGTTAGTCATTTCCAAGATTATCTTAAAAATCCTAACTTCTCACTTAAATCAGAAATGAATGATGAATATACAGCAGACCAAGATTTAGTAAAAGAATTTATGGACGAGAAGCTTATTAAAGGGGATAATCATAAAGTTAAAATTAAAGATATTATCCACCATCTTAATAAATATCTTAAATCAAGAAGCGATAAAATATATAATTCAAGATCTCTTGCGAAGTATTACAGAATGAATAAATTTAAATGTGAGAAACAAGGAAGCGATACTTATTTGTTTAATTATAATTTTAGTTGGTTATGCGAAGAAAGTAATGGTTGTATGATTGAGGATGATGCATTAGACCATATCTAATTCCATAACAGCTTCCAAGCCCAATACGACGGAGAACCAATAATCTTTCTTGTTTTAGCAAATCGTTTTGAATAATTTTCTCTTTTTTTCTCGTCAAGCGTAATCGTGTAATCTTTATAACCAGTCGCACCAACCGACGCTATTTTTTTACCATTTCTAAAAATATCAATCTTCTTTTTTGGATTGATACTTTTCTTAACTTCAACCCCAAGTTTCTTAGCATTTGCTTTTACTCTTGTCATGTTGAATTCCCGCATTATATTATACACGAGGATTTTTAATTCCGATATTATCTATCAATGTCTGTTGCTGGTCTCCCATTTTATTAATCATTCTTTCTATAACCGCTTCCATTTTAGTCTGTTCTGATTTTTCAAAGAGTAAAGTTAATTCAGTTGGATAATTAAGAGATTGAACTATATTACCATCACTATCTCTAAGTACTGCTGTCATACTATAAATGGTTTGTTGATGTGATATATTTAGATCTATTTTAATTGGAAAATGAGAGTTGTAATGAAGTGTTCCAGAATTATCACCAGTAGTCAATTGCTCTCGTGGAATTACTGCAATTGCTTTATTAGTATCACCATTACCGCCATTACGACCATTATTATTAAAGTTTAATAGTTCAACAGTTAAATTTGGAGTGGCAGAATTACCAATATAACCACCCTTTGAGATGGGACACGGTGTTCCACTAGTAGCAGATTTAACCACTTTAAAAAGTCGTGGGAAAGCGATAGTCGGCATAATTGATGCAACATTTGGTGCAACATCGTCTGGGTGAATTGTCGTCGTTGATGATGCAGAGGATGAAATATCTTGCGGTCTTATTGCTCCAAGTTTCCACATAGTGCTTAAATTAATTGCTACTTCTGCTGTTAGACTGACATCTCTAACAAGTGACCCATCTGTTTGAGTTAGATGAGTTCTTGATTCGTGAACCAATGTCGTCGCATCCTCGCCCTCTTCATTATTACTTGCGGATACAGAAGAACTTGAACCACTGGTATATTCCTCTCTATCGTATAATCCAACAGTTATTCCATTAGCATAATCACCAGATGACACTTGTCGGTTCATATCATAATGACCACCAGAACACATACAGAATACTGGGCGTAAAGGGAAATGTTCTTCTTTAATGGTGTTATTCCATGTATAACTTGAACCATCTGGAAGCGTTATTGGTGCTGTTGAAGTCTCCACTAAAACAGTTTGTGCAGACCAAGTCACTCCACCATCACCGCTAAATGATGCATAAGTAATTATATTAGTAATTCCAGATACTTCAACATCAAGTCTAATTACATCGTTATTATTCCATGTAGCACCAAATACAACCGATGCTTTCTTTGAAAAAATCAATTTGGGTTGTCTCCAATTGGCACTATAATAGCTTGAACCAGCTCTTTTTAGTAATATACCAACTTCTATATCTGGGTCGTGTTCTGATGTTTCAAATGCTGGATTAACACTAAGCACAACATCATACCCAGCATCTCCGCCAATCCCGTTCTGGATATAAGCATCTGAGTTAGTGGGATCAACTTCAACGGCGTCAAATAACTGGGTTCTCGCAAATCCGACTGAAACTGGATTATGACCTAGTGAACCATTAAATTGAACGGTTAAGGGCGAATCATCTCTATTAAGAATACGACAGCCCTCAAATGTGCTAGTGGATAATAAAGTCGCTAAATCGCCGTTTGGTGGTCTTATGGGATTTCCAGCACTATCTTCTTCAAGTGATACTAATTGAGCGAATTTAGAGGTTGAACCCTCAGTATCTATTAGTCTTACCATACACCAGTAAGGAATTGCACTGTCCCAATTAGAAACATCTGTGCCATCAACAGTAGCATTTGAACCCATAACAAAAATACCATTCTGCACATTACCATTTGTAGTTCCATCAAGTCGCACCATTCTTAAAAACATCTCTGGGACACGAGTCCCATCATTGACAAGAAAGCGGTTTAAACCACCAGTTTCTCTTAGTTTGTAATCCCATCCCAAAGCTTGTTGAGCGGATGTAGCATCAGTAATATCAATATCAATATCTAATGTTAAAAAATCTGGAAATTGTGTCCCAGTTTGCTGAACCCCTTTTAGAGTAGAAACAGTAGTGTAATCCCATCCTTCTGATCCGTAAATTTCTTCTATGCCTCGCTGACTAAAAGACACCACGCCGTGCATACCACCATTAGCAAACACGCCTTTATCACCGACATTAATATTATTTCTATCACGCTCGTCAAATGGTGAGTCTGTGCTATTTGGATTTAATTTACCAGTCCCGTATGGGAGACCTTTAAATTCATATCCTTTTTCACCAGCGTTAGGAGTGTCAGCTTCGGTGATTCCATCATTTCTATTATTGATTTCAGTTAAATTTTCATAAACTTCAAATGTGTTAAGATTACCCTCGCCGGTCACTGGAACAGTCTGGACTGTCATCGTAATCGTCCATTCCTTAGGGTCAGCGGTGCTGTCATATTCTACATTAAATCCTTTTGTAGCATCTCCGACTTGCCTTTTGAATACTCCGATTAAAACACTATCATCTAATCCCGATTGTAGGACAGTTGTCATTTGCTCGGGAGAGTAAGACCCATGAGTAAGTTTGACTACATGTTGTGCATATTGAGCTCTTCCACCGAACCGCCATATTAAAGTATCATTACCATCAGAAATATTTATTTTATTCTGCTTATTCATCGTCAAAGAAACCAGACTTACTGTATCAGTTGGATTTACCGTGAATCCTTCTTTAAAAGTATTTTGAATATATGAATTATCAATTGATTCAGCAGATAATTCGTTAATTTGACTTCGTAAAGTTATAAGGGACATACTATATTATATTATTATATAATATTTTAATTTCTAATATTATATTATAAGATGGATCTTAATGAGTTAGAAGTCGGAAGTTTTGCCTCTCAATTACAATTAAAGATTGATAAACAACTTAAAAAAGAAAAAAACCCAGAAATACCAGAGAATGTTATTTTTGAAAAAGGGAAAGCAGTTAAACCAGTTAGACCCAAAAAAACTAAAAGAATTCTTATGCGTCGTCGCCCAATGCTTTATCGTAAAAGTAATTATTAATTTCTTTTCTTTTTATTATTAGTATCTTTTTTAATAATAATTTCTGGATTATTATTTTTAATTATTTTAAATATTAAACTACTATTAGAGTCTAATGGTGCTGGTTGTCCGTTCGGAAGTCTTATATCTACTGTAAAACTATTTATTAAATGAGGTTTATCTACAATATATTCCCAGTCAGTGCTGAACCCAAAAAAGTAATCTGCTTCTGAGTAATTACGACTTATATATCCGAGAGATGGAGTCGGACATATATAACTTCCTCCATAAAATGTTCTATGTTGTTCTACTATATCTGAATGAACCACCAGATATGGATAAGACATTTTTTTAGCAATTTTACTAGCAATAATACTATCTGATACGGCTTGTGTTTTAGCTGGGATTTGAAGATTTACACCACCCAAATTTTCCATCGGATTACCCCAATAATTCTGAGTAAAACCCAAAGCAAGATTACCAGAAACATATGCATTTGTTGTGGCTGGTTTAACCATATTTTGATATTTATCAGATAGTGATTGATTATATCCAATATATCTGTTGTAATTTTCTCTATTAAAAATACTGTTTTGTTCACCAGTGAAGGGAACAAGCTGTTCTAAATCAAATCCCATTTTATCAAATAATGACCCTATATAATCAAATGGTTTATCACATGTCATTTTAGTTGTTTTAGTTCCGGCTGCATTGGGACAAGTCAACCCAATAATACCGACGCCAGACTGAGATGAATTGATTGGATTAGTTGGATCGTTAATTTGACTTACGAAAGGAAATGGTTTTCCAGATGCTGGTTTATATCTCATACCATAATGGACAAGTGGACTGGGCGGAGGATAATCCAAAAAATTCCAACTCCATTCTTGATTCACGCCGTCATAAACATTTGTTCCCATAGAATAAATTATTGGAATATCAGTTTTATCTAATTTATATAGTAAATAACCACCGGGTGCATTAAGTTTAGTATATCCAGTGGTTGTTGAAATAATACCACCCATGAATTGTGATATTGCAGACCCTTGACTATATATTTCCAATATTTCTGTTGCAAAATCTTCATTTGGGATATATCCAGCAGTAGAACTACCAGCAACTTCTGGTTCTCTAATATTTGAATAAGACCCATTACCAGCCCTTAGAGCCGTATGCAATTGACTAAATTTAAATTTACCACTAATATCATCAAATCCAATAAGCGGATTGTCCGCTCCAATATGGACATACCCTTGATAATGGAACGGAGTAAAATCTACATTAGTATAACGACCCGGAAAATTTGGTGGATTTGTGTTGCTTGGAGTTGTGAAAGCATGACATTGCCAATCCATTGGGTCTGGTTGCGTATCATTTGGATTCGGTATTAAATATTCATTTCCGTCTTGATAAAAATTAATACCTTGTATATCAGCATTTCCACTCACCACTTTCGCCAATTCTTCCATATTTGTCTGCTGAGTGCTTATAATCTTCGCTAATTTTTGATCTTGGAAACTCATACTACACCCAAAAAATTCTCCCGTTTGAACCCATGGAAAATTTTTATTTTCATTTATAATATTCGTTGATGGTGCTGGTTCTGCAACATTTAAATTATCTGCACTAATATACGCTATGAAAGGGATTTCACGAATATCAACTAAATTTGTTATTGCGGGTGGGTCTAGCCATGGGATCAAATCATCAGTTAATGGAGTTCCATCTTTCATTGTTTCTCTGATAAATAAACCGATACACGCAATTCCTTTATCTTGTTCATTGTTTGGATGTGGTTTGAATATCTCATTATTATATCGTTGTCCATTTTTATCAAATACAGAAAAAATAGTATCCTCTCCTAAATCATCATCTGTTATTAAATCAATTTCATCTCTCCAATAAGTGTAGAATGGATGGCGAGATTTATATTTATCACCGACTAATGCTGGAAGTTTTCTTCTAAAACATATATTCATATCTCCGCTTTTTGTCCCGCCTCCGTATTCTTGTGCTTGTCCTTCAACACTTGTTTGGTCTGTGGTTTGAGAGTCATATAATGGATTAAATGAAAGATGTTCATAAGTGCTTGCATATTCTGGTGGAAATAAAGTTGTTCCCGGTGTTGATGCCGAATACCCACTTTGAGACATAATTACCGCTTGAAGTGGAGTCGCCATTGAAATTTGGTTCGTTTTTGGTGCAACACCATCATAATCTCCAACAGTTGTTGCAGTCTCTGTGCCGATATTATCTTCGGTGGATTGACTTGTCGCAGTTGATGTTAATTGGTCGTCAAGCCGTCCGAATTGTAAGTCAGATACGAAATTTTTATAGACATCAATATTTTTAACACCTCTTTCTTGGAATTCAGAATTATCCACAGTAAGACTTGGACGTGAGAGTGGATAAATACACTCTTTTAATAATTTTACTGAATTTTGAGTTGCGATAATATTAGTCGCTACTGGTTGATTTTCTTTTAGTCTAAGCATTCCAATATTGTCAATACTATATCTTTCATATTCCCCTTGATTATAACCGCCGGGTGCTTGTTCGCCCGGCTGTAAATCCGTCCCATTTAAAGATGCCCCAGCAACAACTTTTAGCCATTTTGAAACTATCATACTGGAATTGTAATAATCAAGTCTATCAAGACTAACTATACCAAACCCCATACATGGAGTGTTAGTGCCATGACTTGATGTTCTTCCTCTACCACCAAAAGCCAGAGCTTCAACTACTTCATAAATTGAACCCCTATTAGTAAATTTTGCCCTAATTGTCCCCTCTGGTTCTACATACTGTGAGAATTTACAAAAATTACGACCACTTACATATCGGTCAATATCACCAGTCAGCATGTTCTTCCAGAATAAATCATATCCTTTTTGAGGAACGAAGCCTTTTCCAGTTGTATAAGGACTTCTCTGTTCTGGATCTTGCGGAACTCCGGGAGACCAATCAACGGGGACATAGTCAACCCCCGCTGGTTGAATATTTGCATATTCACAAAAAGCAGTTCCATCTAAATAAGCATTCACAAAATCACCACTGGCTGTTGGGAAAACTTTATATAGTTGATTTGAAAAATCCGCAACTCTAACATTCGCTACTGCAACACTTGATGACTCTGGGACATCGGGAGCTATTCCCAGTTTTCTCATAACCACTGGTGTCTTAGCAACATTATCAGTTGTATAGCTATTCGCATTACCAGTTTTTGCTTGTAGTTGACTTGTTAGATTATTTGCTAATGAAGATGGTGTTGAAAATCCTTCTGGTTGAACTAAATTAACTTCCATTAATTCTAATAAGGCGTCTGCTTTTTTTGCTTCCGTGTCTGAATCCGTATATAAACCACCCGCCACATCTTGACCCGTATATGGCGACCTATTATCGCTTTTGAGTTTATAAAATCTAACAGAGGATGGATGAAATATTTCAATGGGAGCATTTGTCATCGGCGGTCGTGAGAACATATTCATATCTGCTGTATTAGTAAATATTTCTGGTATTTGATTCCCATCTATGAGTCTGCTTAAAAATCCTTGAATATTCTGGATGGGATTACAATTAGCAAATAATGCCCAACTCAGTTTATCTAACAATAACCCCGTAGCATGTTTGCCGACAAAATCGGGTGCTCCGTATTGAGTGCTGAGAGGGTCATATACGATCGCCATTGAAGCACACGGAAGAGGAAAATTGAAAGTTAAATTATTTGAAATATATGGAGCAAAAAGCAAAGATGCTTTATTATCTGAAATTGGGTCTGACCCTTGATTAGTTGAACCACCAGTAAATTCTAATGTTTGAGAAACATCTCCTCTTAAATTGATTTGAGAAGCTTCAATCTGAATTGAATCACCTTCATTTAATTTTATACCGTATGGTATAGTAGTAGTCCATTTATGGTTTGGTTGCGGTGCTGTATTTTCTGAAATTTGTCTGTGCTTTTCTGCATCAAAAATTTCACGATAAGCAGTTTGCCGATTGGATTCTATAATAAAAGTTTGTTGGGACATCTATATATTAATAATATATTATTATTAAGATATAACCAATTCACCATTTAACCAAAGTATTTATCATATTTACTTACTGTTGGAGTGTTTAAGACCGTGTCTTGTGGTGCTATTTGTTGAACTGGTTTCGGTACTGGTGGTGGTTTCGGTGCTGGGTCTGGTTTAGAATTAAATACATTTTTTACTTGTTCGTATTTCGCCATCATTCCGACAAAATCCATAAACTCTTCGTGAGATGTTTTTTTTGGTGGTTCTTTAACATACGGGAGAGATGGCGGTTCATCATAAACTGGTTCTTCTTCTTTTACTTTTTTAGTTCTTTCTTTGTATGCTTTCTTTTCTTTCATTAGATCTAATTTCTCTTGTTTAATTCTATCTTTCTCCAACTTAACCCTCTCTTTCTCTTCTCTTTTTAATCTGTTTTTTTCTTGTAGTTTCTCCATGTGTAGAATTTGGGCTTGTGTTCGTGGTTTCTTTTTCTTTTCTGGTGGCGGTTTTTTAACAGATGGCTTCATGACAAAGGGAGATTGCTCTCCATTTTCATCTCTATCTTCTTCTATATCTTCTACTTTGGTTATTTCAAGACTAATTTCATCGTCTTCTTTTGATGCATTAATATCATCTTCAATATTATCGTCAAATTGAGGGAGTCGGTTCATTTATATATATTCTAAATATATTTTTTTTTACCACAAAACCACATATAACTATACCTTTTATTATAAAAAGGTTTATGAGGACGCTGAAAAGATGAAAAGACGAAAAAATCCGCAACCTCTTTTGAATATAATATTTTTTTTGGATTTCATATTTTTTTTTGATTTAGAAATAAAGTTTCGGAAATTCTATCTTTTCATCTTTTTATCTTTTTATTATTAAATTTAATTACGCAAATTAAATTAAAATTAATAATAATAACACCATAACTGGTAAGGATATGTATGGGTCTGTGGTTAGAGACGGAAAAAGACAAAAAAGATAAAGGATTTTTTTCATCTTTTTTTCATCTTTTCATCTTTTCATCTTTTTCTGTCTTTTCCATTAAATAAATATAATTGTTTAATATATATGTCTAATAAAGCACTCTCACAAATATTCGGTAGAGTTGGTTCTAAAACAAGTTTAAAAGAAAAAGTTTATAGAGCATTTCCGAAAGACTTCACCACTTATGTAGAACCATTTGTCGGCGGTGGTTCAGTTGTAATGGGGTATAAATTTAAACCAACTCAAAAAATAGTAATTAATGATTTAGATAGTAATTTAATGCAACAGTATCGTTTTATTAAAAGTAATCCGTCAATAGAAGGAACTCAAAAATATTCTAATACTAATTTAGAGACACTAAATAGATGGAAAGATAAAACTGGTGGTAATAAATGGGATAAGTTTGTCGCATTTGTTTTAAAAAGTAATAATACATTTGGTAGTTTGGGAACAGGTAAAGTATATAAATCATCTGACCCATACGCCAAAATAAAGCGTATTCCAGAACAAGCTTTAAAACTAAAAGATATAACAATTTTAAATGAAAGCGTTTTTTCTGTAATAAGCAAGTATAACAGAGCAGGGGTATTTATGTATTTAGATCCACCATACGAAAATAGTAAAGATTTATATGAGAAGGGTTCATTTGATTTTGAAAAACTGGCGAAGCAATTACGAACTTTTAAAGGCAAGTTTTTACTATCAATAAACGCCTCACCAAATATAAAAAAAATATTTACTGGATTTAAATTTAGTGGTGCATCTGCTGGTGGTAGTGCTAATGTGGAGGGTGGTATAGGGTCAAAAGTTAGAAGAGAGTATTTAATAAAAAATTACTAATATATAATTCTAAATAACGCATAAATATAGATATAAAAATATATATATATTATATATAAAATGGCATTTATTGATGAACTACTAAAAGCATTAAAAAAAGACAGACCAAAATTATCTGAGGGTTCTTTATTAACTTATAAGAACCAAATTGAAAAACTTTATAAAAAAGTATCTGGTCATACAAATACTTCTAATTTTACGGATCTAAAATGGGTAAATGATATAGATAATGTAATGGAGGTAATAAGTGATATGAAACCATCTTCACAAAAAATCATTCTTACAAGTGTCGCTGTTTTTTTATCACTTGACAAAGATAAAGAGAACGATAAGAATATTAAGAAGTATAGGGATAAAATGCTTGACATTCAAAATGAAATGAGGGAAGATTCAAAAGGTCAACACAAAACAGATAAAGAAGAGAAGAACTGGACTACAATGAAAAGCTTAGACGAAGTTAGAAAAGGATACAGGAGAGAAATAAACAATAAAGGGATTTTAAAAAAGAATGCAGAATTATCTCCAAATGATTTTAATCTATTACAAAGATATTTAGTCAGTTCTCTTTATACGATACAACCCCCACAAAGAAACGATTATATAATGGATGTTGTTTCTTCAAAAGAATATGACGATTTATCTGACGATGATAAGGCAAAATCTAATTTCTTAGAAGTTATTTCAAGGGGTAAAAAAGTATTTCATTTTAATCACTATAAAACTGTCGCAAGACATGGAGCAAAAGAAATAGAGGTTAATAAACAATTAAATGCAATATTGAATATATGGTTGAAATTCAATAAGTCGGGGTGGTTATTATTAAATAAACAAAAACAACCATTAACACCAAATGGATTAACTAAATTAGTTTCAAGGACATTCTCTCCAACTGGTAAAAACATAACTGTTAATATGATTAGAAAGATATTCTTAACTGAAAAGTTCGGACACGAGAAAGATGAGAAAGAAAAACTGGCTCATGAAATGGGACACACCGTAGCAACCCAGCAGACCAAATATGTTAAACACGATAAAGAAGAATAATAATATTAAAAAGAAAAAATAATAATATTTGTGTATATTA